CCGCCTGAACACATGCCGCATCAGTGGCATGTGCTTCTTTCGGAGATCCGTCTCGTCGGGGCCGCCTTCTCTGACGTTTGGCCGCCCTATCCCAAAGGTAGGGTTGCCTGTATCCGGGAACGGGGTCACAAGGTCCGGGTCGTGACTGCTATGCAGCGTCACGCCCTGGTCCTTGGTGACTTGGCCCGGCGACGCCTTGATATGGGGCTACGTAAGTGGCCCCTGACAAGGCACGTCCGTGAAGGTGAGCCTAGGAAGATTGGTTCCGAATTCGCAGGTGCCGTCGGCCACGTTTTGTCTTCTGACTTGAAGGCCGCCACGGATCTCATCCCCCTTGCGGTTGCGAAAGCAATCGTTGATGGGTTTGAAGATTCCGGGCGCTTCTTGCCAGCAGAACTCCACGGGCTCCGTCTTGGGACGGGGCCTATCGAGGTTACGTGGCCCGACGGGCATACGGAGGTAACTACGCGAGGGATCCTTATGGGGCTCCCGACGACGTGGTCTATCCTCTGTATTTACCATGGCTGGGCCTGGCAACAGGCTACCATGGCATGCCGCGATTTCCATAACCACCCGTCGGTCGCCCGCATCTGCGGGGACGACCTTCTTGGGGTGGCCATGCCTTGGCAGTTGGACTCGTACGAGGCAGCTATGCTTCGTACTGGGGCCCTCTTTTCCAAGGGGAAGCACTTCCGATCTCGGAACCGGGGCGTCTTCTTGGAAGTCCTTTGGGACTTCCGGGGTATTAGGGAGACTACGGTTGATGGGGTTTACCCTATCTACCGTACTTCTAGACGGGGGACCGGGGGTCAAAAGAACCGTAGGAGGTTCCCTATCAATACTGTTAGGGTCCTCCGTGTGAGCTCGGCATCTCCCCACCATTCGATGCCCCTTCGGGGGCTCGTGGTCGGGGATGAGCCATTTGGTCACGGTGCTGCTGAAGCACCGGACTGGTGGCTTGCTGGGATTGCTGAATCGGCGTATGCCGATCAGTTTCCCCGCCGCTTAGTCTCAGCGGTTGCCCGGACTCTGCGACCACGCCTGCCTGGCGTGTTCGAGAGGCTCGGGGTTCCCCCCTTCCTTCCTCGTTGTCTAGGCGGTGCCGGCCTGGTTGGCCGTACCGTGTCTCCGTCCATACCCCCAGGGCACGCCCGCTCGCTTGCGACCCTCCTTTACGGCCAGACTAGCCATCTGGTTTCGTATGAGAGGGTCTGGACAGATTCTAAGCCGTGCCAGTGGAACTTCGTTCGTGGCGACGTTGATGCTTGTATGTCCGAGTTCGCGATGCGGACCGGCGACAGGCTGGGCCCTCCTGATTGGATTTCCCTCGGTGATCCCGAGGGCGTCCGGGAACGTGTTATACAAGTGATGGCTCGCGCCACCCAGTTACAACTCGGTCCCGACGAGTACGGTAATTCGTACCCTCCCATCCATGAGGTTGCAGCCCGCCTGAAGTCGGTTAGGGCTTCTCTATTGGGCGCGTGGAAATCCGCGCGCCCCGTTCGGAAGCCCCTGCCTGCCCTGCTGTCTAGGTGGAAGGAGTTAAGAGCC